AATTCTTGTTGTATCTCTACACTATTTAGTTTGGTCGCTTGTTAGTGTAGGGTTTTTTTATTTTGTCTAAACTGGTCGAAATTAACTAGTTTAAAATTATTGTTACCGTGTCGAATTCGATACGGTTTATTTTGTTAAGTCTAGCTTAACTTGTGATTCAACATGGTTGTAAGTTTTGTTTTTTCCATCCCATACATACATTGTAGTAGTTGGGTTAGAAACATCGAATTTCGATTTTTGAGATACGTTAATTTCAAATGGTCTATAGTTAACTATCTCTTCAGTACCTAAGGCAATAATTGCTTTCTTAGTTGATTCATTGTAAATAATCAATGATTTTTGGTGATAAGCATCCCTTTTATCAACCCATTGCTTAATAAAAGTGTTAAGTTTTTCATCAGTTAGCTTACTCCATTCATCAGCATTAAGTTTAATTATTCCATAGCTAACATATTTAATATCAGGATCTTTTCTGTTTTCATATTTGATATTCTCAACAGACAATTTCTCCTTAGGTTGAGTTTGTTCAGTTTTGTTTTCTTCCTTTTTCTCCTCCTTACTGCTTGAACATCCGCTAATTAATATAGCTCCTGCGATAAGTGAATTTAACAATATTTTTCTTTTCATTTCAGTATCTCCTTTTTAATTAATATATTCCAATCTTCTCTCACATATCCTATAATCTAATTTATAAGATTCTGAAATATATGTTAAGTTATTGATTTCTTTTATTTCTTCATCAGAAACGATGAAATAACTAGCAAATAAATCTGCTTCTATTTCCTGCCTTGATAATGGTGTAGATGTAACACGTCTTAGAAAATGAATATTAGAACCCTGATGTAGTATATAGTGGCCTAATTCGTGTGCTAACGTATACCTTTGTTCGTTTGAAGATAGATTATTATTGATGTGTATGCAGTGGTATGTTATGTTATCTATTTCCAACGTGTGATATAATCCTTTATTTTCTCCTAAGTCGGCAAATTGTACAATTATTCCTAATTCTTTAATTATTCTCAATGGATCGTTTGTTCCGTATTTAATTGTAAGATTCGAATAAATCTCTTTAATCGTCAATTTTAGACTGTTTGTGACGTGCCATAGCAATTCGGGCCGCTTGCTCGATAGAAGCACGCACTAACTCCTTTGTTGTATCGTCCATTGGTTCGCCCTTATACATTAGGGTTTGTGTACTATTGAGATTATTCATTAAATCATCTACCATTGTAGAAATGTCTTGATTTTCAGTTTTAGTTGATTTGTCTTCTACTAAATCTGATTTTTCTATTTTAAAGTAATTAGCCATCATTTCTATTTTATCGATTCTAGGATAAGTATTTGCTTTTAACCAATCTAGAACTGTTGAGTATTTAAAATCTAATTCTAGAGCTAAATCAGTTGCATTTAGTCCATGTTTTTCCATATAATAACGAATATTTTTAGCCATTACTTGTTTGTTTCCTAAACTAGACATCTTTTTTCTCCTTTACTAATTTAGTGTTTATACTATAATTTTACGATTAAACCGTGTTTTTGTCAAGAAAAATAAAAAAAAGTAAAAAAAAATATTGACAAACACGGTTTAACCGTGTATAATTAAGATATACAGTTAAGGAAGGAGGAAAAAATCTTGAGAAAGATTAGAAAGATTATGCAAAGAAAAAAGCCTGTTGAAAACAACAGACTTAAAGAGCTTATGGTACAAGCTCTAGTATCAATCTTAGTAGGAATCGCCCTTTTGATTATAGAATATCTATTTTTCAAATAATTTCTACTAAGAGGGGGAAACCCCTTTAATGATTATAATCTATTTTCGAGATTTTGTAAATAACAATGTTAGAATTAATAGGAAGACTTATCCATTGGGTTGGTATTGCTTTTATTTGTGGCGGAGTAATTGCTTTGGTAAAACTTTATCAACTTTGGAAAAAGGATAAGTAAGATAAATTAACAGGCAGAGGAGGTGAGGAAGTGAGATTAAAATTTACACTTAAGATGCTGAGGGCAAAAGCAGATTTGACGCAAGAAGAAGTTGCTGAACAATTGGGGATTTCTCCTGCAACTTGGAGCAAGTGGGAAAATAGCAAAAGTTATCCTGATGTCCCAGATATTATTAAAATAGAAAAATTATTTAATATCAGTTATTCTGATATTAATTTTCTAGTTAAAAACACGGTTTAACCGTGATAAAACTTTAAAATAACGGGATTTGTAGGGTTAAACCCTTATTTCAAAAGAGATGAAAGGAGGATTGAGAATGAAATTTACAATTAATAACAACAAATTCTATTTAAACGATATTAAATTGGATAAGTTAATTAGTTATTCCATTGTTGCTGATATCAATAGAACAAAACTCACTATTGAATTAATCGTAGATGATGTTGAGATAGAAACAAGGAGGAGTGAAGATGGAAAGAGAAGAAATTAATTATGCACTTAAAGTGCTAACTAAGTATCCTGGTGAAACTAAACCAGAACTAGTTGATGATTTAAAGAAAAATATAGCACCCTTAACAAATGAGATAATTTCTATATTTGAAAGAGAAAAACTTACATTTGAAGAATGCTACATTATATTAGATTTTACTTATAGATCGCTTAAATATAAATCTCAAAAAGTTAATCTATAATATTTACTGAAATTATTTCAAAGTTATCTTTTTCAGAAATTAATAGATAATCAAATACAACATTGCTTTCAATGAATTTAACATCATACATTTCAAATTTATCATTTGAAAAGTTTAAGTTAATATTTGTATCAAGTATTAACTTGAGTAAAGCTGATTTGAAATTTATCTTACTTAATTGAAATAACTCAGCTAAATGTTTAATATGAAAAGGTTTAATATTTTCTGAGATGTAAAAATAATCAATAGGTTCAAAAATAATTTCAGGTCTATTGAAATCGTTGAAGATTTTTTCTACTGAAAATTTAGTAGTATTAAAATTACGTAATGTTGTTCCAGTGATTATTTTATTATTACATTTGATAATATACTCTAAATTAATATCATTATTTAGTTCGTTAGATAATTTTATAGATATATATTTTAAAAGTAATTCTTTTTGTTGTAATTCAGTATATTTCATTATAATTCACCTCCTTTTGTTAGGAATGTATCTCACAGAAATAAAAAAGTAGAAGGTTTAGATTTCCGGGAAATACTCAAATATATTATAGCATGGAAGTAAAGAAAGGTCAAAGAATTATGAAAGCATTTTACGAAGTTGCTAAACAGCAATTAAAAAATAAAGGAATGACAATTTACAGGTTGTCGAAAGAAACAGGTATTTTTGAACAAACATTATATTCAATGTTTAATGGCAACACAGCTAGTCCTACACTAGATAACGCTGTTAAGATAGCTATGGTATTAGATATTGATTTAAATAAATTAAAAGAAGGTGATTAAAATGATATTCAACACATCAGAACAAGATGAAGCTTACGAAAAGTTTTTAGCTGAACGAAAGTTTTGGGTATACAAAGATGAATTATTTCAAAAAATTAAGATAACCAACTATATGTTGAAAAAAATTGAACCTGAGATTATGAAGCTAGAAAATTCTTATGATTTAATTCGTATTGTGAATGATCGTTTAAGAAAATACCATTACGGAAGAATTGAGATGTTTTTACACTTGTATAATGATTCTCAGAAGAAAGGAGCTTAACAATGGACAATTTAAAACGTAGAAAATTCAACACATATTACTGGACTTGCATAGTTATAGCAAGCTGTATGCTAATTTTAAGTAATATAGATTGGCAAACAATACTATCACTACTGTTAGGTGTAACAATAATACCGTTCGTTACATTAGATGAACGAGGTAAACAAGCGTTTGAAGATGGTGAAAACAATGGTTAGGTATAAGGTTAGTAGGAATAATAATAATCTAGTTAGCATGAAATTTAGAGAATTGTTAGACGATAAAATCGAACAGTTGAAAATTAAACCTAATGAATTATCTAAAATAAGTGGAGTGCCAAGAGCGTGTGTTTACAATTTTAGGCATCATGTAAATGCTACATTAAAATTTGATTATGTTGTCAGATTGGCAAACGCATTAGATATAGACTTAAATGGCATGAAAGGAGTATAGAATGGAAAATTTAAACCATTATGATTATATATATAAAATAACCGATTGGGCAGACCAACGCGGATTAAATAAGTCTGAATTCTTACCTATGCAGCTTGAGAAATCAAGAGAAGAGAATGCAGAACTAACACAAGCTATCACTAAATATGAGTTAGGTAATAAAGATGCAATAGTAGAAATAAAAGATGCTGTTGGAGATATTTATGTTACTTTAGTAGTCGCATTAAAATTATTACAACAAAGAGAAATAGTGCTACACACTTTCAGCGGTATTTTTTTATGGCACTCACAAGATGAACTAGAAACTAACTGGACTTGTTTTTCAGAGCTGCTTAGAACAACAGATACTGATTTATTTAAAACTTTTATAAAAAAAGATAAGGAATATATGGAAATATATAGAATGATTATAGTGTATGTGAATTTACTTGATGCTATAGCTAAAAAGTATGATTTAGAGTTAGTAGAATGTGTTGACTATGCTTATAATCAAATCAAAAATCGTACTGGCAAAATGATTGACGGTAGTTTTGTTAAGGATAAGTAAGGGTGGTGATTTAATTTGAAAAGAAATCAAGATGAAAATATTAACAAAAAACAAGTTGGACGCCGTATTATGTCGATTAGAAAACGTAAATTCTTAACCTTGATTGACTTTGCTGAAAAGATTGGGGCTAGTAAAAGCAGTGTGTCTGACTGGGAACAAGGTTTTCGACTACCGCCAGAAGCGGTCTTAACTAAAATAGCTATCCTAGGTAATACTAGTGTAGATAAACTGCTATACGGTGATGGAAAAAATGATGTTGAAGAAATATATCAACGACTTATTAAACTACCTGAAGCGGATATTTTAGGAATATTTAGAAGAGTACATAATAAATTTAAATTTGGTGGAGAATGGAAATGTTAGTAAATATTGATAATGAGATTATGAAACTAATAGGACCGCTAACTGTGGATAAGAAAGAAATAGAAGATTCTGTAAATCAAATATTATTAACAGGTTTAGCATATGCTACCTACCGTGGATTTGCAAATGTAAAACCGAAGGAAATCGATAGACTAAAAACAAAATATTTCTACAAAGAAATGTTGAAAACGCTAAACAACAAATAAAAAATAGCCGTTTAAAACAACGACTACTTACAAAAATATACAACTTTAAAATAACACAAATAGGAGGAAATTGCAAATGACATTAGAAAATATTAACAAACCAAATCCAAAACATTACAAATTTAAACTAAACAATGTTCCTGTGATTATAGATGGCAAAGAAATGGTAATAGATAGTTTACAACTTGAAACAAGGTATATATTAAAAGATGTGCTAAACGATACTAATTTAACTCATGAACAAGCCTTTTGGTACGGAAATATTGGTAAAAGATATTTTAGATTGTGTAAAAAACACGATAATCCAACAACTGATATTAAGAAGATAATTCAAGAATCAACATTCTTGCTTAGCTCTATTTTAGGCAAGGAATATAAAGCAAAATTACTTGATGAACAAGGTAATGATTTATTGGATGATAAAGAAGAAGAGATAGCTGTGTTTGATAAGTTAAATGATTTATTAACAGATCAAGAGAAGGATATAGTTAACGATAAAAATATAAAATGTATCGTGTTGGATGGTGCTGAAGTACCAGAAGATATAGTTAAAGAAGTAATAAATAGATTAGGAGCGTTAGTATATGGAGAATAAAGAAATAGTCTTAAATGAATTAAAAGAACTTTACAACGATGGATATATCTTTGATGATATAGCACATTTTTACGATACATTTACATACGAAGATACAGACACAGAAGTAGGTGAAGCATTTTTTGAATTGTCAGAAGATGAAGAATTAGAAGTATTAGAAGAATATATAAGGTATAGAAAAAATGAACGAGCAAATTTATGAGTTCGCAAAGACTATTAAAAATATCAAAGATATTGGTTTTAGTTATAAAGAAGCGAAAGATATATATGAATTTTATACAACGAGATTACAAGATTTATTCTTGTTTGATGAAGTTTTTGAAATAGATAGTAATTACACTACTAACGCTACTGATTGTTACAACAGTTTTGTAAACTTTTGTGTAAATAACAATGTTGATGTACCAACTCAGACAGCGTTTGGTTTAAATATGTGCAAGTTTGCTAAAAAAATCAGAACAAGAACTGGGATAAATTATAATGTGAGAATTAAGGAGAATATAAATGAATAGAATAATTAGCGAAGAAAGATTAACAACATTATTACAAAAGGAAAACATGCTTTCTAAAATTGAAATACCGGATAATGTCAATCCATTTGAAGCAACTGTAACTGAGGAAGAATTAAGTCAGTATGAACCAGTAAAAAATAAAATAAATAGTGTGATGAAAAAATTACAAAAATCAAGAGTTGATTGGCAGTCTAAACCACGTAAGAAAAGCGGTTTTAATAAATTTCAAAATTTTAAATATTTTGTATTAAAGGATATTTTACCAACAGTAAATGAAATATTTAATAAAAATGGATTATACAGTCAATATAATTTAACAAAAGATTATGCAGAACTTATTATTACTGACAGTTCAACAGGTGATTATCTTATTTATAAAATACCTGTGCAAAAACTAGATAATCCAACTATGCAGAATATCGGAGCGATTAACACTTACTCTAAACGTTACTTATATATGAACGCATTAGAGATTGAAGAAGATGAAGATGAATTAGATAGTCAAGATTTAGATAAACCAGTTAAGAAAGAATCTAAAGAAGAATTGATTAAAAAAATATCAGAAGCGTTAGGTGAAGCTAAATTAAATACATGGTTAAAAACATCTAAAAAAGAAAAAATTGAAGATTTCACTGTAGAGGAGTTAAGCAAAGTATGGAACAGTTACTCAAAAAATATCAAGAAGTAAAATTAGAGCTTAAACTATTAGAATCAGAAATTAAAGAACAATTCTTACTGATGAATGCTGAAAAATATGAAGTAGGAGAGTTTAAAGTTGTTAAGAAAAAACCTTATATCAGACAGTCGTTTGACAGTAAAAAATTTAAGGAAGATAATCCACTATTATATTTAGATTACATCAAAGAAACGGAAGTAAAAGAAAGTGTCTCTATTTCAGTATGATGATGTAACACATACGTATTCTTATGTGGGGCGTGTTGTCCCGTCTGTAACACAATGTATTAAATTAATTTTAGGTGATAAATATAGTGATGTACCGAAAAGTATTTTAAGAAAAGCTGCGGTGTATGGCACTAGAATTCATAAGATATTAGAAGATTTAGAAGATGGAATAGAATATCGTGGACTTAATTTATATGAGAAAAATGCAGTTGAGCAATATAAGAAAATTAAAGATTTTGAAACTATAGAAAAAGAGATTTTTGTAAATTATAAAACTGTGTATTGCGGAAGAGTGGACGGTATAGGTAAAAACATAATTTACGATATCAAAACAACAACTAAACTTGATGTTGATTATATTAGTTTGCAGTTATCACTATATTTACTAGCTTATGATGAAGATAATTACGAAAATTACACAGGTTATGTCTTATGGTTGCCAAAAAGAGATGTTGGCAAAAAAATTGAAATACCACTTAAGACTAAAGAAGAAATACTAGATATTGTGGAGCTTATAAAATGTTTGTGTTAAGAGATTATCAGAAAAAAATAATTAAAGATACATTTCAAGCATTACATACTCACAAAGCACCTTGTGTGGTTGCACCTTGTGGAGCAGGTAAAAGTGTAATCATAGCAACAATTATTAAAATGTTTACTGATAGAAAAGCTAATGTATTATTTTTAGTTCATGTTAAAGAATTGCAAGAACAGATTAAAAACACGCTTATCAATGCAGGAGTTAACGCTAATTATGTAAATGTTGCTATGGTTCAAACACAGGTTCGTAAAACTTCTGATAGGACCGATTATAAATTAATAATAACTGATGAAAACCATCATAGCTTAGCTAATTCTTACGTTAAAATATACGAACGCTACTCAAATGCTAAAAGAATAGGTTTCACAGCTACACCGATTAGACTTAATGGCGGTGGATTAGGAGATGTTAACGATATTCTAATCGAAAGCGTTGATGTTCAGTGGCTTATAGAGAACAATTTCCTAGCACCGTTTAAATATCTTGCACCATCTGTAATTGATGTTGATAAATTAAAACTTTCTAAGGGTGAATACTCAAACAAAAGTATTGATGGGAGTTTTAAAAAATCAATATTAGGTGATGTAAAAAAAATATATGATAGGTATTTAAAAGGTTGTAAGACAATAGTCTATTGTCACAGTATAGAACATTCTGAAGTAGTAGCGAAAACGTTAGGGGGAGTTACCTTACACAGTAAAATTGATAAATATCAAAGAGATCAAATTATTAATGATTTTAGAACAGGAAAAGTAAATGTATTGTGCAATGTTATGGTGTTAGGTGAAGGTTTTGATGTTCCAGACTGCGATGCAGTTATATTACTACGTCCTACAAAGTCGTTGTCGCTATTTATTCAACAAAGTATGAGATGTATGAGGTACAAACCTGGTAAGCAAGCTATTATTGTTGATATGGTTGAAAATTACAAAGAACATGGTTTACCAGATACTCCAAGAACGTGGAGTCTAGAGACTAAACCAAAAAGCGAACGTCCGACAGTTCGTTCACAGATGTGTATTAACTGTTTATCAGTAGCAGAGACTATTAAAAATCCTTGTCAGTATTGTGGATATGTCAAGGAAGTACAAGAAAATACTATTGATGTTATTGATGAAGATATAGAGTATAGAGACATTAAAAAAATTAAACTGGAGTATATTCCAGAACTTTCTGAAGTTAAAAATATACAAGATTTACAAAAAATTCAAAAAGCAAAAAATTACAAACCTGGATGGGTATACCATCAAGCAAAAATTAGAGGATATTTATAAATTAAAGGAGATTAATTAATATGGCAATTAAAATGAGTTACAACACAGGATTTACAGTTACACCAGAGGGAGTATATACAGTATTAGTTGAGGATATCTCAGTAGAAACAGCAAAAAATGGTAATGAGTATCTAGCGTTAAAATTAGCAGTACAAAATAGTGAGTCTGTTAAAATTATCAGAATGAGTTACTGGCAAAATCAAGACACAGGAGAGTATAGACTGTATGATTTAATGAATATCGCTAAAGCGTATGGAATTCCAGAGGAAACTGAATATCAAAGTTATGATGAATTCTTTAGTGCGTTATCTGAACATAGTGATAAACCTATTTCTGTTAGAGTAGAACACTATACTAATCCTAATACTGGTAGAGTAAGTATCAATTTAAGAGATATTAAAGAAACTACAAATGACCTTGAAGATTTAGTAAATCCATTTATTTAAGAGGTGTTAAATGATACCTAGTGAATTACAAGATTTAAAGCAGTGGTGTTGCTATAAGTTAGTTAAGCAAAAGAACACTGAGAAATTAAGTAAGCTACCTATTAATCCAGAGACAAAAAAAGGTGCAAAGAGTAACGATCCATCAACATGGGTTGATTATGATACAGCTTTACTTTATGCAGATGAATATGATGGAGTGGGATTTTTCTTCACTCCACCATATGTTGGAATTGATATTGATAGCGTGAATTTAGATAAAATTGACACGAAAACATTAGAAATAATTAATACACTTAACAGTTACACAGAAGTATCTGTTAGTGGTAAGGGATTACACATAATTATACGTGGTTCAATTCCTGGAGGAGTCAACAGGAAAGGTACTCTTGAAATGTACCAAGAAGCAAGATTTTTCGCTATGACAGGGAACATTTTAAAAGGTTGTCCAGATGAAGTATACGACAGACAACAGGAACTAGAAAAAATCTATAAAAAATATATGGAACAACCAAAAATAGTAATGGACTATGGTGTTCAAGACAAGAGGATAGTTAATTTTAATGATCTTTTAAAAGTTAAAAATGAGAAGTTCAGAAAATTATATAGTGGTGAATTTAATGAATATCCTAGTCAATCTGAAGCAGATTTAGCGTTCTGTTCAATGGTTGCATATTTCACAGATGGTAATGCTGAGTTAATCGATAAAGCAGTACGTGAGAGCCAGTTATACCGTGAAAAATGGGATAAAAAACACGGTGCTGACACTTATGGTAATTTAACGATAAAAAAAGCATTAGATGGATATAAAAAGCGTGAATTTTTACCAGAATTATACATGGATAAACATTATCCATGGGATGATACAGGAAATGCTGATAGGTTCACAGATATATTTAAGGATAGAGCGTTATATTCTTACACTAATAAAGGTTGGTATTTATACGATGGTAAACGTTGGGTGTTTGATACATTAGGTAGGATAAATGATTACTTTGAACAAAGTGTAATTGTTTTGAAAAAACAAGGCTTTCCGATTGATAAACTAGAAGGTGAGTTTTTAGAAGATTATGAAAAACGTATTAAGAAGATGAAAACAGCTTTTGAGAAGCATCTAAACTACTCTAGAAGCAATAGGGGAACAGTTGCAGGTATCAAGCAAGCAATGTATAAGAATTCAATAGATATCAGTGAATTTA